GCGCAGATTTCGTAATCTTGAGTGCAATTTATATTGGCTCTCAAGGCGTCATCGATGCCGTTGCCAAACTCAAGGCTGCTTAGTGTTCAATTACGCTAATTTAGCGTCGAGCGCTCTTTCCTTTACTAAAAAGTATTGGAAAGAGTTGCTTCTCTTTTTTTGTGTTCTCGCCTTCTTTACTAAAATGAGGGGAGACTACTCGTCACTCGTCGCCACATTTGAATCGGCAACTGAAAGCCACCAAGAGCAAATGGATAAGGTGAAGGATATACACGAGCAAGAGTTGCTTGCGCGAGACGAATTAGTAAAGAGATACTCAGAAAGACTAGTAGAATTGGAGTTGGAACACTCTGATGATAAAGTGGCGCTTCTAAAAGAATACACGAAAAGAAAAGAAGCTTATGTCGTTGCCTTCGGAGAAAACGGAGAAGGATTAAAGAAAGACCTAGAGAATTATTTTGGGATAGAGTATGTTAGTCCTTAGAAGAATAGCGAAAGTATTGTTGTGTCTTACTTTATGCTTACCAGCGCAAGCACAAGCAACACCACAGTTCACGCTTCTCGGCAAGAATCAGGCAGCACCATTCAAAGGAGCCCTGTTTAACCCAGAAGCCATCGCAGAAGTCCTCGCCAAAAGTCAATTCGTCAAAGAAGAGTATGAGTTGAAGCTTGGCTATGAGATTGAGAAACAAAAACTAGAACACACATTGGTGGTTGACACGCTCAACTTACGCCTTGATTCTCTTAGTGAAGAATACAGCATTGTCATCACTGCGAAAGATAAAGAGATAGGCGACTTACACAAATTAATAAAGAACCATTCTCCGGCTACCAATATTTGGTGGTCACTAGGAGGGGCTGCTATAGGTATAGCGACAACAGCATTTATCGTTCATGTGGCAAAATGAAGAAGAAAGATCCGAACTATGTTGTGAAGATAGAGCAAGCCATCGCTAAAAAGTATGGCAACGAAACTATTCAGAACCCTAGGGGAAACTGGGACGAAGAAAAAGAGAAAGAATACGAAGAGCAATTAAAGAAACTGGCCGAGAAAGAAAGAGATACGGAAGATCGAGACGAGAAAATAGAAGTAGATGGTATTTTAATGTCCAGAAAACTACTTAATAGAGAAACTACAAAAAGATCTTGTCCTGTCTGCGGAGCTTATTCTTTCAAAATACGCGACGATGTATTCATGAACAAATTTGATTGTTGCTATAAGTGTTATATTCAATGGATAGACGGGCGAGAAGATCGCTGGAAAACAGGATGGAGACCAGAATAAATGAGTGAAAAAAATAAACATAGTGGAACAAAAGATCAAATGGATAAGCACGCGCATGATATCATGCGCGTTCTTAAAAGTATAGACTCTCATTTGGCCTCTATGGTCTATGAGACAACCCCGTCACGAGGTTTCGCTGCCAATATTGAGAGGGCCATTGCTCAACCATTTACTGGCGATATGAACGAAAACAAAGATAATGTACTTGAAAGTATGATTAGAAAAGAGATTAAAAAATCTTTAGGAGATAAATAAATGGCAACTACAATAGAAATAGTTAGAGGTATTTCTCAAGTTATGGCAAACAGCCACGACGGTGCCCTAGATGATAATGGTGAACCTATCAAGGTTGGCCTAAAAAGAGAAGAGGGTGATTCAATTACAGATTCTCGCATCATGGATGGCTTTAAAGTTTCTCTTTATGGAAATCAGTTGTGCATCCATTATCATTCTGAAATTAATCTTAAAGATACGCATGATAAGAATTTTGAGAGCGATCTTGAGCAGATGATCAGCGATATAGCAAAGTTCATCAAAAAAGAATACAAGAAGATAACTGGCTCCTCTCTGTCTTTGAAGGTAGTCGGAGAAGTGGACGCGGTTGTACAAAACACATCTCGTGTCCGTACTTGGGTTCAAGCTAAACAATACTTTGACATTGGTGGAATTGACGCAGAAGCGGTTTCTGGCGAGAGCAAAGATAGCGTCGATTCAAAGTTCAAATCTTTCTTAGAACAGGGAGGCTGGGGCAAAAAGGCCAAGAATGATAAAAGGAAAGAGCCCACACAAGGCCAGCCAGTCTATGCCGGCAAAGGAAAAGTAAAGGCCCGAAAGGATATACACAGCCCGCTTAAGGCGGAGTAATGTCCTCTGGACTTTCCAGAAAAGAAATTGTCAAAGAGATAATAAAGTGCGGCAAAGATTCGCAATACTTTATTAACAACTACGCTAAAATAGCTCACCCAATGCACGGACTCATTCCGTTCAAGACTTACCCGTTCCAAGACGACTTGCTGGGAGACTATGATGACTATCGTTTCAATGTCATCCTAAAAGGCCGACAGCTTGGAATCTCAACTATCACCGCAGCTTACATCTGTTGGATGCTTCTGTTTTACCGAGACAAAAATGTTCTCGTCATCGCAACCAAGTTCCAAACAGCAGCAAACCTAGTTAAAAAAGTGAAGAGTATGATGCTGTACCTTCCACCTTGGCTACAGATAGCCAGCATCAAGATCGACAACCGGACGTCCTTCGTTCTTACAAACGGCTCAGAAGTCAAGGCTTCCTCGACATCAGCCGACGCAGGTCGTTCCGAAGCCCTGTCTCTCCTCGTAATTGATGAGGCCGCCCACGTTGAGGGATTGGACGATCTATGGACAGGCTTGTATCCTACTCTATCAACTGGCGGCCGCTGCATTGCACTATCCACCCCAAACGGTGTTGGCAACTGGTTTCATAAAACCTATGTTGAGGCGGACGCCGGCATCAATGACTTCCACCCGATAATCCTTCCATGGGATGTACACCCAGAGCGAGACGAAGAGTGGTTTGCAAAAGAAACCCGCAACATGTCTGCTCGCCAAATAGCACAGGAGCTTGAGTGCAACTTTAACGCATCTGGCGAAACAGTTATATCGGCATCCGACATTAACCGTCTTTACGATGGAATAACGGAGCCTAAGTATCGAGTTGGCTTTGACAGAAACCTTTGGCTCTGGGAACAATATGATGCTTCCTGTGCCTATCTTCTCGTAGCAGATGTAGCTCGCGGCGACGCCGCTGACTATTCTGTGTTCCATGTTATCAAACTGGAGACAATGGAAGTTATTGGAGAATATCAGGGCAAACCAAACTTAGAACAGTTCGCATCTATATTAGACAGCACAGGCAAAGAGTATGGCGACTGTATGCTTGTCGTGGAAAACAATAGTTTGGGGATTTCCATCTTAGAGAAGCTACAAGAGAGGGAATATCCAAATATTTACTTCTCTGTCAAGGGCACACACGAATATATAACAGAGGCACAGGCACAGGGAACAAATAACTCCGTTCCTGGGTTCACAACTTCTTCTAAAACTCGCCCTCTAATAATCGCCAAGATGGAAGAATTCATTCGCAACCAACTAATTACTGTATATTCTTCACGAATAATCGGCGAATTCAAAACTTTCATTTGGCACAATAATAAAGCACAAGCTATGAGGTCATATAATGATGACTTGGTGATGGCATTTGCAATAGCGTGTTGGGTGAGGGACACAGCATTAACAGTTAACCAAAAAGATATGGAATATAATAAAGCAATGATGTCTTCGATGATAATTTCTAGTAAACAGATGGACACTACGATTCCGGGCATGTCCGGACACAACAATAAATCAAAAATGGATAATTTAAAGAATCAAGCAAGACAAGAACAAAACGAATTTGTTTGGCTTTTGAAAGGATAAAAAGATGGCAAAAAGACACGGAAGAAATCCAAACAACCCAGCATCAGATTTATTTAAAAGTCTGACAAAGATATTTTCTGGGCCTATTGTTAATAGGAGAACCCAGTCCGGCAGAAGACTAAGAAGAAACCAGCTGGATAAATATTCATCTCGTTTTAAATCAGCCAGTGGACAGCAGTTTAAGAGAGCTAACAACCTCCCGTTCTCTCATATCCAACCGCAGATGATGAATCAGCATAACCGCACAGAGCGGTATGTGGATTTCGACCAGATGGAATACACGCCAGAGATTGCTTCTGCTTTAGATATTTATGCCGACGAGATGACAGCACATTCGGCCTTGCAACCAATGTTGACCATCAAATGCCACAACGAAGAGATCAAGGCAGTACTTGGATCTCTTTACAGTGAAGTTTTGAATATTGAGCACAATCTTTTTGGTTGGGCCCGAACGATGTGCAAATATGGAGACTTTTTTCTTTATCTCGATGTTGACGACGAACACGGGATCAGAACATGCATTGGGCTTCCCTCACAAGAGGTTGAAAGGGTAGAGGGTGAAGACAAGACAAATCCGGACTATATTCAATTTCAGTGGAATTCGGGCGGCCTAACATTAGAAAATTGGCAAGTGGGCCATTTCCGTATTCTTGGCAACGATAAGCATGCGCCCTATGGAACATCCATTTTAGAGCCAGCCAGAAGAATCTGGCGCCAATTGATTCTACTTGAAGATGCTATGATGGCTTATCGTATTGTCCGCGCACCAGACCGGAGAGTGTTCAAGATTGATGTCGGAAACATTCCTGCAAATGAAGTTGAACAATACATGCAGAAAGTCATGTCTCAAATGAAACGGAACCAGGTTGTTGATGAGAACACTGGCAGAGTCGATCTTCGCTACAATCCTCTTTCAATCGAGGAAGATTTTTTCATCCCAGTCCGAGG